CTTATATTGCTGCACTCTCTAATCATAACAATCATTTCATTTGCTTTTTCTTCTACTGTGTTACAAAATCCACCAACTGCTTTTTCCTTATCTATGTCAGCTTGGAATATATATTCTTCGCTACTTGTACAATAAGGCATCAAATAATTTATTGTACATACATTATCGGATACTGTGATATTTGTAATTTCTATTTCTTCATTTTTCAATGGTTTGAATACTTTTTTCCAATACTTCTCTAACTTTTTATCTGGTGAAATAGTATTACTGTTTTGTGGATCATCATTTTTACCAGGTTTAACTCCAATACTCATCAAATGTGATTCTAAATCATTTTCAGACCATTCAATAATCTTAAAATTATATACATCAGCATTTTTTCCAAAAACAACTTTATTTTTTAAATTACTAAGATGCTTTTCTGCACCTTTTAGTGTTTTAAAAACTTTTGGTTTTTGCATATTAAAATAGCTACTTGGATAAAGATAACATCCATCCATATCATTATATGTTCCTGCATAAATATCACTATCATATTTGATTACATACATTTTCATTCCACCACTTTTCCTAACTATCTTCTAAAACACTTTTTAATATCGAACGCACATAACCATACGCTCTATCACGTTCCTTCTGTTCTTCTCTTGTATATCTGGCATAAGAATAACCATGAGTATTGGTTTTTCCATAACCACGAAAAGACGATTCCCGACTTAGCATCGAATAATAATACGTGAATTCAAATTTAAACTCTTTATATGTGACATATATACGATCTATATCATTGCTGTATATGCTTATTTCAATGTCTGAATCAATTTTGTTAATTTCCTCTTGAATATGCTCTTTTATTAATAATGCATATTTTTCTTTATATTTTTCCAGTTCAGTTCTAAGTTTCTCGATTTTATTCATTTCAATTCCTCTTTTTATTCAGCCTCATCATAGAGTTCACTAACATGATAAACAACCATAGCATCATTAAATGCTTTATCTATTTTATCGCTGTTTTTTTCTAACCAGGCTTGTCGTTTTTCTTCATTCCATTTCATCCACGATTTTGGTACTTCATACAGCATTGAAAGTTCCCCATTATCATAGCAATTATCACTATCATTTGTGAACTCGTAATTAGCATATACTCTAATTTTTGGCATACTTCATGACCTCCTAACTTTTTTCATATTTTCAATTAAATTAATCAAAAATAATTTCAAAATATTCAACATTTTTATAATCATGTTTCATACGTTCATAAAATTCTTTAATATCGTTAATTCTTGTTGGATCTGGGTAATTTAGTTTATAGAATTCATTTATTGCCTTTTTTAAATTTTTTTCTGCTGTATCATGCGAAATTAAATATATTGATCCATTACCAGACATTGCATTATTACATTCCTCGCATCTAAAAGCTTTATAAAAAATTCCATCTGCATATCCAAAGAAAAATACTTCATCATTTGGCACTCCTTTATATTCATCTTTTTCAATGTATATATGTTCATTTCCAACAGTTATTATATCATATCTTTTTGACCAGATGCCATTGGGCACTCTTATAGTAAAATCATGAGCCATTCTAGTCACCTCCATTTTGAGAATTGACTTCAATCCATAAATTAATATATTCAGAGATTTCTTTTGCAGTAATTTCATCCATTCCTGCATCAATTAATTTCATTCGATTATAATAACTACTATCACTGTTAGCAGATGCTTCACAACAAATATTCCAGTCTGGTATTGCTATAAAACCGCCGTTTATGTGATGCCCAAAAATTATTAAATAGCTGTTCTCATTTATTTCTACATTATGTTCAAAATAAATCTTAGTATTTTTCGTAAAATTATGTTCTAATTTTGTTATCATTTTTTTACCTCCATTTTAATTAAATTAGCATATTGCACTGGAAAGAAACGGTTTTCTTCAAATTCTCTGGCTCTACATTCCATATTATCAAAAAATATTTTCTTATCTTTATCATGATAAAGATATTCGCAATCTGATTCTGACAAAATTTTTGTTATCTTGATAAACGTATATTCTTCATATTGTGGTTTTCTATCTAAAATCCACATACCAACTTTCAAATCCTCGAAGTTGTATGGTTCAATAAAGTATAATTGTCTTCTTAGTTCATCATTCGAATTGCTTAATTCTTTTGCTTTATCAACTAATTCTTGTAATAATATACGATCCATTACAATTAGATCACTGTTACAATTACCTTTTTCATCGAAATAATTATTTTCACAAAGTCTATCTAACGCTTCCTGATATTTACTTTCCATTTTCCAATCACCTCATAATTATTTAATATTTCATCGAAATTCACCCCTTATTCCGATCGCTCAATAAGTACTAAAACGATAATTATTACTTACTAGCTTTTATCATTAAAAGCTAGTAAATCATATTTTATAGAGCATATAAATTATTCCTCCAGTTTTTCGTAAATCTATTCTCTGTCACACTTCTATTAGAACCGCTTGCTATAAAATGAATAATCAAGGTGGAGACTTGTACTACCTTGATTATTTATTTGCAAGTGGTATAGAAGACAAAAGGAAAGAGCAGCTTGATTTCAAGCTGCTGAACCATATAAGCAAAATCAAGAATATAAATTCAAAAATCGCCTATTTACATAGACGATCTTTATGATTTATTATTTCTTTTATTCCACAATAACATTTTATCAGATTTTTCTAGTACAATAAATTTACCATTTTTTCACTACTTTTTAATGTTTTTCTGATAAAACTTCATTAAATACTTCTATAATTATGTCTTGTTTATTTTTTGGTAATTCCGCATATTTTAAACCTATAGATTCTAGAGCTGTTTCATATTCGTATGTTATACATGCCTCATGATTGTATAAAGCGTGTCTTACTGCTTCTTTAAAATTATCTATATTTTCCATAACTTCTTTATAAGATTTTTTTAATTTACTAATTAATGGTTTTGCTCTTTCCTGATAGCTTTTATCTTTAAAATACGCAAAGGCAATATTACTATAATTAGTATATTCCCCGCTTTCGTATTTTTCTTGATCTTTACCTTTATATATTCCGTTGATACAAAAAGCTGTCAAATAATCATATTCTTGTGGCATATAATTTCTAATAAATTCGGTTTTCTTCTCATATTCTTCGTGATCTTTTACCGATGTTAGTTCTTCATCTATAAACAGCTTATTATTTAGTAAACTGATATATTTTTTCTTTAACTGTTCATGAGTTGGACCATTGTATCTATAATGTACTTCATATAAGTTTGCAAAATAAATATGGTAATCATCTTTAAAAACTAATGCAGAGTAACCAAAATACTCACCTAAATCGACCAGATAAATATCAAATCCTTTTATATTTAGTTTTTCTAAAGCAATAGTTTTTGCTTCTTCAATAGATAATGCTTCAATTTCATTAATATTTAGGTTTTTAACACTTGATTTTATCATTTTTCTTTCCTCCTGATGACAGATTATATTTTATTTATCCCTGCCACACTTCTATAAGAACCGCTTGCTATAAAATGAATAATCAGGGTGGAGACTTGTACTACCTTGATTATTCATTTGCAAGTGGTATAGAAGATGAAAAAGAAAAAGCAGCTTGTAATCAAGCTGCTTGAACATTATTAGTTTTTGCATAATCTCATAAAGAATTTTTCAAATGTAATAAATAGAATATTTCTTATATAAGATTTTTAGAAAAGGTGGAAGTGCTTTCCACCTTTTTAAACAATTAAAATCCTGATTCTTCGCAGACTAAAGCAATAATAGTGTCAATACGTTTTTCTAATTCTTTAACCGCTTCATTTAGTATATCTGAATTAGGAAATTCAATATCATCTTCAATTTGAAAAATACACTTAATATTTATTATCGGTTTGCAAGTACTAATTACATCAATGTCGTATTTTAGCATTATTTTTTCTTCTTTTTTGTACTTGATATGTACCAATGCACCCCTTAATGAATCATTCTCAGTTTTTTCTATTTTTTTATTTTTAACATTTAAATCTAATAATCTTATTTTCATAATTATTTGCCTTCTTTCTTTTGATTATCATCTTCTAATTTCTTAATTCAGAAATTAATTATGTGCTATCGAATATACTTCTTGCCATTTTTCTTCCTCCTAATGACAGGTTATATTTTATTTATCCCTGCCACACTTCTATAAGAACCGCTTGCTATAAAATGA